TTTTTAAGCAACTCGGCATATCCACCAATACGACTACCATCTATATAAATTTGTGGTACAGTATTAATTTGTGGCAATTTCTCACCTAACTGTTCTTGGTTGTGGTTTATTCTTTGAAAGAATGATAATCTATCTTCCTCTACATCCATACAATGTTCAATAACATCTATATTAAATTCTTTGAACCATTGTTTTGTTTGGACACAAAACGGACAATCTGTTTTTGTATAAATTTGTACTTCCATTATTTTCTCCTTTAACCTTGACAAGCTTCACAGTCTTCTTCTGACTGTTCTACTTCTGAGTAATCTTTTAATTTATCCAACTTAACTTTTTCAGCAACATTCTCAGCTCTATGAGAAGTTTCTGTCCTTAAATAATACAACCCTTTACATTCTTCTTTCCATGCCTTCATATGTACATCATGTAAATAGCTTTTTGAAGCACCTGCTGGAAAGAATATATTAAGTGATTGACCTTGACATAAGTATTTTTGTCTGTCACCACCTTGTTTTATTATGACCCTTTGGTCTATTTCTATTGCAGTTTTAAAAACTTCTTTGACGCTATCATTTACAAAATCTAAATGTTGAACCGAACCACCATTAGTTATGATTGATGTCCACACTTCTGGTGTGTCCATATTTATCTTTTTTAATTCTTCCTTTAGATACTTGTTTTTTATCAAATGTGAACCTGCTCTTGTTCTATGTGTATATGCATTTGCTTTATGAGGTTCAATAGATGGTGAACATCCTGTAATCATAGAACTGTTTGCATTTGGAGCAATCGCAAGTAGATGTGCATTTCTTTTTCCTGTACCTTTCATGTCAGGTGCTTCACCCTTTTCTTTTCCTAATACTTTTGTTTGTTCTACTGCTTCCTCTTTTATTTTCTTAAATATCTTTTCGTTTAGTTCTCTTGCTTCATCTGAATCAAATGGCATATCATTCTTCTGATATAGTGAATGTAAACCCATAGCACCCAATCCTAAAGACCTTTCTTGTGTTGCAGAATATCTTGCACGACTAATATTGTCTGGTGCATTGTCTATAAAAAATTGTAATACATTATCTAAAAATGTAATTAAATCCTTTACAATATCTGTATCTTTCCATTCATCATGTAATTCTAAATTTAAAGATGACAAACAACAAACTGCTGTTCTTTCTTCATTAGTGGGAAGGTGTATTTCATTACATAAATTTGAACCATGAATTTTTAATCCCTTTCTCTTTAGTGGTTTTGGTAGATAACGATTTGCAGTATCAATAAAATTAACATAGGGTTCACCTGTTCTAAATCTTGTTTCTAATATTGCTTCCCATATCTTACGAGCTTTATGTGTTTCTCTGATTGCATCATCATCTGGGTCTAACAAATTCCAATCTTCATCATCTTCTACAGCAGTCATAAATTCATCACTCACATTGACTGCATGATGGATATTTAGACACTTTCTACCCACATCCCCTGTTGGTATCCTCATAGTTAAGAACTCCATGATATCAGGGTGTGAGACGTCCATATACGCAGCATATGACCCCTTTCTGGTCTTCCCCTGTCGATATGCAGTCATATCGGCATCAACTGTATGTAAGAAAGGAACGGGGCCTGGAGCTATTTCTGATACTGAACGAACATCTGACCAATGTCCACCGACACCCCCACCTTTAACTGACAACCATCTTAATTCAGAAGTGTGTTCAATTAAACCTTCAAGAGTATCTGGTACATAGGATAAAAAACATGATATTGGTAATGCTTTTACTTTACCATTTGGTTTAGGTGCATTTGATAATACAGGTGATGCAAACATAAACCATTTGTTAGAAACATAATTGTATATTCTTTGTGCAAGTTTCATATCACCATAACAATATGCTCTTGATGCACGAGCAAATGCCATCTGTGGTGAATCTTCACCATCTGTACAATAATATTCTTTTAATAATTTTTCTGCCTGTGTTGAAAGTAATTTGTCTTTATCTGTGTCAATACTAATTCCAAGATAAGTTTTTTTCATTTTTTAATTCTACCTTTTTCCAGAAAACAAATTGTGTTTTGGCTTCAATACCAGAATACACATGTTCATTTATAATTGTTTTTATCTCTGTATTCGTTCTACCAGAGATTACCATTTCATTAATATCCTTTTCTTTCACATACTCGGGCCATAATACAACCGAGTAACCATCATCTATAAATTTACCAATCTGTTTTACAATTTCTTTATTGCGAGGTTCATTATCAGGAATAAGAATTATATTATCTTTTTTATTTCTAATTCTTAAATCTGATTGAGCAGTTGCAATACAGTTTTCTAAAAACAAACTATCAATCGGACCTTCAACAACATAAACTTTCTTACTCCAATCTACATTGTTCAAACCATAAATCTTTTCTTTTTCTGAATCAAGTATTATCGTTATATATTTTGGAGATTCTTTTCCAAATGCTCTCCCTTGAAAAGCAAACATCTTACCTTGTTCATCAAAAAAAGGTATCACTAATCTTGGGTGGTCTTTACCTAGACTAGAGAACTTATTTGGTACTATAGAATTAACCCATTTATAAAACTTTGGAGCAAAGAATAATTCGTAGTGAGTTGAACTCGGTATCTTTCTACCATCTACAAATTTCTTAACAGGATGTGTATGCTCCAATGTTGATATCTTAATAAGAGATTTTAATGGCGTATCTCTTGTCAAGAATTTAGGTTTCTTGAACTGACTCATGTCAGGTTCTACTTCTTTTTTTTTGTACCTCTCAAGTATATATTCATTACAAATTTTAGAGTCAACTTGTCTTAAAAAGTTCTTAAACCCTGCCCCAACTCCACAATTATGACACTTATATATCATTGTATTTTCTTTACGAAACATGAAACCTCTAGCTTTAGTCTGAGATTTCTGAGAATCACCACAATAAGGACAACGAAAGTTATAGAGTCCGTCTGACTTTCTCTTAAACTGCTTTAGTTGGGATGATACTAATAGTAGATATTTTTGGTCTATATAATACATGTTGGGTATAATAACACCTTCAAACATGTTTTGTCAAGAGTTACATAATATGTTTCATATAGGCATTTAGCACGAATCCTATGACGATAGAACCGCCAATAATGATATATCTCCACTTTTCTAGAACTGCCACTTTGGATGTGATATCTTCTCTCAATCTTTTTATTTCTGATTCTGCTTCATAATGTTGTTTTGTCATTAAAGTAGTCAATTCTTTCTGACTAGTAGTGATTCTGGAATGTAAGTCTCTAATGTCTTCTGAAAATTCATTTTGTTGTCTACTAGTTTGTTCTTCTTGTTGGGATATCTTTTCTTCATGAACTGCCAACATACGATTAATGCAGTTAGATACATCTGTTATCTTTGTGATAGCAGTATCTAAACGACCATGAATTTGTTTCATGTCTGATACTTCTTTTTTAAGAAGTTCTACATCCAATTCTATGTCAGTTATTGCCATGTTATCCTTTCCTCATTTCTCTTTTTATACTTTGTATTTCACTCTCTAGTGAATCAATCTTTTTTGTAATCTTAGGATATCTTTTACGCCATGCATCTTCTGGTTGTTCTAACCATGTCCAACCCCATCTCTTAATTAAGAAATCTAAAATTGCATCAAACTTTGAATAACACCATAGACCTAATCTGGTGTCTTTGAAATACATAAGAAAAGCAGCACCGAACAATGCTCCTACTATACCTGTATAAATCCATAGGCGGTCACTTGCCATTCTTTCTATTACTTCCCACATTTTTAAATTCCTTTTCTAGGTTCTGAACTATTAATTGCCCAACGACCAAATGCTCTTACTGCTCTATACGCAGCTTGTTGTTTCCATACTGGAACAGCTGGTTCAGCAGATTGCATACCTTCTAAAAACATATCGTCTGCAATTTTTCTGTACAATTCTCTTTCCTTTTTACTTTCTATAATTCCTTTTTTGAAAGCACCATTTATTTTTTCATACATAATATCATGGACTACTGCTGCTCTTGCACAATCAAAAGGTGCAATGAATGTCCAACATATTCTAGGTACAGATGCTAAGTCTGTAATATATCCTTTAGGAACTGTAATGGTTCTTGTTGTCTTTGTAACTTGAATACCACATTCAACTAACATCTCTCTTTCTTCTTTAGTTAGAGTTTCTGATTTAAATTTAAGTGGTGCATCTAACGACCAATTTCTCGGTGGTAGAAACTTTGCATCTAAAAATCCATTGAAAGAACCCATTATTATTCCTCTTTTTTATTATTATTTATAATATCTTCTTCGTAGTAATTCTTATATTCGTCTATCATTATGCTCTGTTTCATCATATGAGCTCTGATATGTGCGAAGTTCTTGGCAAGTAGTTGAAAGTCATCATCACTCAACCCAAAGATTACAGGGTCAACTCCTTGTTCTTCTAGTTTTTTGAAAACTTCTTCAGCATTCTCTGAGGTTATGATTATCCAATTTAATTTTTCTAATTCTTTTATAATAGGTTTTTCTAAGGCAAGAGGTTGCCTTTCCACTTCCATAGTGAAGATATCTAGTTTCTTGATTGAACTACAACCAGATAATAATAACACAGCAATTAATATTATACTAATACGATTCATAATTTGGGTTCGCTATTGATGGGCACTCTGTATTGATTTCACTTTTCTTTGTTGCATTGATTTCTTTTTCTGTTAGTGGCGAACCACCAGCAATTTCAATACATCTTGTTGCCCTATCACTTCCTTTGTTAATTATTTTTTCTACAAGTTTATATTTTTCAAATGCAAGTTTTCCAAAGTCTCTTGCACCTTTATTGAATCTCTTATCTAGTGAGTCAATATCTTTTTGTAAATTATTAACAAGAGTATTCATTTTTTTATTTGCTTGAAGGATATGACTAAAGTCTTCTTGTTGTTTTTGAATAACTTGTTTTTGTGATTCTACTGACTGTTCTAGTAGAACTTGATTTGCTTTCAGAATGGCATTGTCAGAGCGTAGTTTCATGACATATACTCCAGCACCAGCGATGCCGAAAAATAAAACTGCCATGATAATCACTCTAACACTACCAAACATAATTCACTATCCTTCTTTATAAATTAAATAAGCACCATAGGCAATAGCTGCATATGCAACTATAGATAGTATTGGACTACCAACCATGATTAGTACTCCTATTCCAATAAACATTCCACCAGACCATGATGATAATTCACCTAGTTTTTCTTTTATTGATTCTATTAATACATGTAACATGAGTTTACTCCTTTGTTGATTTACTTGATTCGCTTACGCATATTAAATTTTGGAAGTATCGGTTGCCATAAACGGCCCTCTACTTAAAACTTTAAATGACAGTTTAACTTCATTACCAAATATTTCTTTTGGATGAATAATATTGAATGTAACCATTTTGGTGTTATTATCAATACCTTTCAATTCCATATCTATCTCTTTATATACTTTACCTTTGAATTTAAGATTATGTGCAGTTACAAGTTTCTGAACTTTACCTTGAGAAACTGCTTGTTTTGCTCTCTGTGCATTTAAATTTGCAACAGGAACATAACTATTAATGCCAGGCCCTGTACTTGTTCTGTGTAGAGCATACGAATCTACATAGTCCTCTGTGAATTGTCTAAATGTTTTCATATTATTTGAACAACATTGATACTAGTTTCATGAATTGTGCTTTGTTACCTTTATTAATGATTGTCACAACTCTTTGACGAGTCGCAGTTTTGACAAGAGCAGGTGGGGCATCTACTAAATTTTTCATTATTGCATTAGCAGATGTCATATCTATTTTTAAATTACCATCTTTAAGTTTTATATTTTGAGCTTGTTTTCTTTTAACAATATCTCTTAGAATATCAACATTGTCTTCTGCAATAAATTCTTCTCTAGCAAACTTACTAATAGATTCAACAACCTTTTTTACAAAACTACCTTTTATAATTTCTTTGTTCTTCAATCTTTTCTCTCTTTGTGCCATAAGTTTTCTTGCATGTATTTTATATTCTTTTGTTCTGCCGTCTAAATCTCTTTTCTTTTTAGATAACCCTGTAGGATTCATATCTACCCCACCAGATGCAACTGAATTAGTTGGTGCGTCTTCTTTAAGTTTGTTAATATCTTTACCTTTCATATTATGTTTTGTGATAAGCCTTGTAGAAGCAAGTTGACTAACAAAAGGTATATCTGCTTTAAATAATTGAATTAAAGCATTTTTGTTTTTATCAACCTTGTCCATAATACCCATGAGTTTCTTACCCTCAGATGGACTAATTTTTTTACCTCTTAAAGGTTCATATGATTTTTTAAGTTTATCCATCATACCAGCACTAAAATTTTCTTGTATCTCAACTTCTTCAAATATTACAGGCACAAGGACATTAAATCCTTTAGGATTTGTTGCCATTACATATAAATCTCCCCTAATAGAACCCTTTCTAAATTTATTAATTTTGTCATATTCTTTCTTAGACATTTTTACAGGACCTTTACCATCATATTTTATTTCTTTTTCATCAAGTTCTACTTCTTCGTTAGCTCTTTTTCTTACCATTGATGTACGAAAACTTCCACCCTGTTTACCTATTGCTTTTACAATAGATGGGTCTTGCTTAGCTAATATTTTAAGTTCATCTTTATCAATATCTAACATAGCAAGAAATCTCATTTTTTTGAGTTCATCTGATTTCAAGTCAAGAATCATCTGTGCTTGTTTTCTGTTGATATTAAATTTACTTTCATTCACAGATTTACTCTCTGTGTATGTTCCTATTTTTCTCCATTTACTCATCTTTAATATCCTCTAATGATACAAATATTTTTTCGTTTGATGCAATATGTATTACAGGGAATATGTCTATTCCTAGTATTGTATCTACTGGTGACTGGTCTTCAAAAGTCATAACCAAATCTCCTTTTGTTGCAGATATTTCTTCATCTTCTTTATTTAGTATATCGTTAACTAGAACATAGTTACCTTTGGGTAAAATCTCTCCAAACCCTACTACTTCCTCAGATATTTCATTATCAAATTCTATGTTATTTTCTTTCAAATACTTAACTAATTCTTTTTCAAACATGTCTGGGTCAGCAACAGATTCCTTAAATGTATCTTTGAGTAGAAATAGAGCAGCAGCATATGTACCAACTTTACTTCTTAAACCTGGCACTTTCTGGAATAGTTTCTTAATATTGAATACTAGTTTGTGTAGTATTGTGTATGCGTTTTTTTGTTGGGATGTGGATAACTCTACGGCAGGTCTATCAGACTTTTCTTTTCTGATTCTGTTTCCTTTATCATCAATGATTCCTAGTTTATAGGCATCAGTTTTGTTAAACTCTGTTGTTAACAACTTTAAGAATCTGTAAGTTACGAATAAGTCTATTGCACTACCCATTATATCTTTCCTAATGTTTCTAGAACATCTGTGTCGTGTTCTATGTCTTTTAATTCATCTTCTTGTATACTATTTAGGTACATTAGAAATGATTTAAGTGCAGGCCAATAAGATGGTTGTATCTTATACAGGAGTAATGTGGTTGCAGCTGCCACGCTGAACACATTGTTTAAAACTATAAGATGATTTAACAACAACCTTTCTTTTAAAACGTCTGTTTCGTAATATCTTCTAAGTAATCTTTTGATATACTTAAATCGTTTTAAATCATCTTCAAATTCTTTTTCACCCTCGCATTGAGGATTGTCATAATGTTTTATAGCGAACATGACAACATTGTGAGATGTTATCTTCTCGTACATAGTTACTCAATCTTGGCAAATATTCTGCAAGAGTTATTGTTAGGTGTCATTTCATATCTTAGTTTAAGTGATAATCCACCTTCTACCATGTGTGAAATACCATCATCATTTGTTATCTCGTCTGGTGCTTCTGTTCCTGTTTTACCATATCTCCCACCGAATAACGTGAGTGGTAAATCAAATGAACCACTAGACTCTTCCATAGTTGGTACTTTAGGGAAAGTCAAATTAATTTTATCTAAAGAACCTCTTAGTCTTACAATTGCGTGTTCTGGTAAAATATATTCCATATTTGAAATAGCACCAATAACAGCATTAATTCTTTTTAAATTTTGTTGACTAAAAACATCAGAACCTAATGTATTAGTTACTTCACCTGCTAAGTTGTTAGGGTTCTCACCAACAGGTCCTGTTGGAAAACCACTTGCTTCTTTTATAAATCCTTTAAATGTTTTCATTTCTTTTTCCTTCTCTAAAATAAAATCGAGGGGGGCGAACCCCCCCAAATCTTGTATGCACTATTATCGTGATGCGATAATCAGTTACTGAGTATTAGTCAGTCGCTGTTACCTCAGCAACACCAGTATCGGCACCAGCTGCATGAGAGGCTAATACCACCCATTTAGTTCCAGTCCACATAAGTGTTAATGTATCACCAGCATTTGCAAAGTCAGCATCAACAAAACCTAACACATCAGCAGGTGTGAACTCTGAAGTTCCCCCAGCTGTATCGTGTACGATAATTTTGATTTGACCTACAACTGTACCATCAGCAAGTGTTGTAGCTACGTTTGTTCCTGTTGATTCTAGGAATGTAATCGCAGTTGTAACAGAGATTGCAGCTTGAGTAGCAGAAGAAATATCTTCTGTTGAGTTACTGAAACCTATGAACGAAGGTAAGTTGTTGATAAAGTTTGTTGCAGATACTTTTTTGTTAATAGGTGTTCCTGTTGGGTCATCTACTACATGAAGTAAATCTGCACCAGCAATTCCTGTACTTAAGTCAGTCAATGCTGTTATTTTTTTGTCTGCCATTTGGCTTCTCCTTGTTTGAGTCTTTCAACTCGGTTATATAAACCCCATATGTATTAGGGGAATGTTACTGACAGTATTTAGCTGTCATCACTAGAACCATTTGACTGGTCATCATCATTATGTAATTCTGTGATTAAGTTAACACATTGTTGTTTTGCACCTTGTAAAGCGTTTAAGGTTGCAATTGTCTTAACTTTATCTCGTTCTATTTCGACTAATCTACTATTAACTTTATTTATATCTTCGTCTAGAATTTTAATCTTATTTTCTAAATTTTCAACTTCAATAGTTGCTACTTTCTTTCCCATTATATACTCCAATTATATATTACCTATTATTTATACAAGATATTTGAGGGAACAATTAAGTTCCCCCTATATTATCTCAATTATGTAGTTGTTACACCAGAAAGAATATCAGATGTTCCACTTGCACTACCCACTTGTGAGAACATTGCAATGTTAGAAGTTTTATCTTCTACAAGGATGTCATCATTTGCGTTAGCAGAATCACCATCTGTACCATTCATTACTAGTTTATCAGACCCTGTTTCTTGTGATGCATCTTCTAATATCATCACTACTTCAGAATCGTCACCAGTTCTTGTTAGACCTGTAACATCTGTTTCGCCATTTACACCTTCAAACTTCATCTCTAGAGATTCAGTTAATAAGTCAGAACCACCATTTGTCATTGCAAGTATTACTATATCATTTGCAACTGTGATTGCTTCACTTACTGTAACACTTGTTTGTGATGCAACTGCTGTAATTGTTAATGTATTGTCTTGTGAAATACCAGTATCACCAGCGACATCTGAAATGTTAGTTCCAGCAGCAGATTTAACTACAATTACTTGTCCAACTGCAAGTGTTCCTGTAACAGCATCTACAACTAATGTTGTAGCCTCACTAAGAGCACCATTAACTGTTGCAACTGCACCAGCAGTAGAGTTCATTATGATACCATCACCACCTTGTCCAACATCAGCAGATTCTGCTGCACCTGATTCTAGACGAAGTTTACAGATGTTATCACCACCTTCTTCAACGATTGTTGCAGTACCATCTAATACGATAGCAACATGGTCGTCACCAGCACCTTGACCTAATCCACTAAATGAAATAAATCCAGCTGCAGCAGCTTGTAGTTTTCCTCTGAATACTAATTGGTTAGTTCCTGTACCAGATAGGTATTGAGCAGCAATTGTACTGTCTTGTACCATGTCTGTGTTTCCCACTCTAGATAACAGGATGTATGCTTTGTTTGTAACTGTTTGGTTTGCAGATAAAGCAGCAGAAGTTACTGTTACTTTTTCATCAAATGTTACTGTGATGTCAAAGTTTGCAGCATCAGCATAAATACCATCTGTCCAATCTATTGACATTACGTTAGCGCCTTGTAATGTTAGTGTTCCCAATCCACGAATACATACTAGTATTTCTGGTTGAGCGTCTGTGTTGTCGTTACCACTTGAAGCAGTTCCTGCTGATAATGCCCAACCGCCTGGTTGTGCAATACAATTTTCTCTAGCACCTGAAGAACCCTCAGCGTTAGAATCTACTGGCAAGAATTTTGGTCTGCTCTCAGAGTTGGTTGTTTTACCCCATAGTGCCATTTTCTTCTCCTAAATTAATATTAACATAATTCTGTTTGTTATCAGTATTTATAACTATTTAAACCCTAATCTTTTGAGTTCATTTAGTGTTTTACTGACATCTGTATGATGTATTCCTACACCACCCTTATTTTCCCATTCTCTAATATTTTTGATGTAATCATCAATCAATACACTAGGTTCACCCTTATCAGTCGCATAAGACTGTTTCTGTTCACGTTTGACAAGTAACACTCGTGACTTAGGTATTTTAGTATTCTTTGCAATCCATTTATACTTCCCTTTTGGGGAATTTACATCTCTTTCAGAATACGCCGATAATATGTATGGGTCGTATTTTGAAATCCTTTGATAGAGTTTCTTAGAACCTGGCATCCATTCTAAATTATCCCAGAAACCTTTAGTATTTGCAATCGTCTTCCAACGAGTTTCTCTATCTGATTTCGTAAAATCTTTTCCAAGAGCTTTAGATGCACCTTTTAAAAACGCACAAAGAACTTGGTCTAAATCACAATATATTTTAGGTAAACTTTCTTCGTTTACCTTTGTCAATTCTCGTAAGTATTTCATTCATTATACTTCAGGTTCAACTTCAACTTTTGTTGGTGTATTTCCTGTAGCAGTTTTACCATCTTTCTTCACTTCTTCTTTCTTTTTATCCTTTTCAAAAGGACTCTTACCCTCATTCATATTCCAAATGTCAGCAAGTATTTCTCTCATATTTCTTCCTTTCTGAACATTTGCTTCTCTGATTCTATCTAGAGTTTCATCAACATTTTTTGTAGTTTTTGCTTCTAATGGTTCAACACCTTCATCCATGTCTTCATAACTATTACCTTTTTTCTTAAACCTATCTTTAAAGTCATCGCCCATAAAATCTGATAAGAATTTTGTAATATCATTAATATTTCTTCCTGTTACTTCGTGACCATTTTTACTTGCAGTTGATACAAATTTTGATTTTAGTCCATATTTTTTTAATGCATCAGTATACTCTTTAGAATCTTTTCTTTTTGCATCACCTCTTTCAGATGTTGATATAAATACAGATGCTGCTTCTTCTAATTCTTCTGTCTTTTCTTTATCTACTGCTTTAGTTATTGCTTTTCTTTTTTTAGCAAGATACTTGTCAGAAGAATCCTTATCCCCATCATTGTCAATATCACCATCTTCTTTTCCAACAGGGTCTAGTTTTTCTTTGATTCCTAGTTTCCCCATTTCTTTTTTAATCTCTTTATCAATCATAGCAGTGTTTTGATTTTTTGCAAGTAGTCTACCTTTTTGCAAAAGTAAATCAGAGTATTTTAAGTACTTTCCACCCTCATCCAATAAGTCTTTAGCACTTGGTCCGTTACTTGAGTTCATAGCCCTTGAAACTGCTTCTTCAAGACTGTCTTTTTTTGTATCTAAATATTTCATTATACTTTTCCTCGTTGTACGACTTTGAGTAAATCTCTATACGACTTACCTATAGCCAATTGCATTTTTAATTTATCGTTTGGTTTCATTTTATCAAACATATCTAATGCCTTATTTATAACTCTTATATCTACCTTCTGCTTTTTCTTATCTAAGAACTCAACATCTGTCTTTCCGTTCATATCCTGAGCTCTTTTTAACTGAATGAAGATATTCTTATCTGCAGCTTTTCTATCTAAGTCTGTTGCTCTTACATCTACATCAGCAGGGTCTAGTTTTTCTTTGATTGCAGTTTGAGATATCAATCTAGTTGTTCTTGCCATTATACTGTTATCTACTACTTCTTGTACCTCAGATACTTCTAAATTTTCTTCTTTCACTATTATTCCCTCTTGTGTAGACAATTTGATGCCTGGTTTTAATAAGTCTTTTGTTATACTAATGTTACTAACACCAGATGACCTTTTCAATATCTTTTCACCATCTTTTGCATTTTTCATATCATAAAATGGTGTAGCAAATCTCATACCCTCTTTTTCAAATCTTACTACAAATACAGTTTCTTCTGTTATGTTATCT